CGTTGGATAGCTTCCTTTCGCAGCAAAATCAGGGTGTTAACTTAGATGTTCTAAAGGAAACAGACCCCATTGGCTATGCCGTGGCGGTTGCTGAACAGAGTCAGCGAGAGAAGCAATTAGCAGTAGTCAGGAATGAGCAGCAAAGACTTGCCCAACAGCAACAATCTGAGCACCATGCCTCTTTGCAAAACCATCTCCGTCAAGAGTCTGAGAAGCTAACCAGTTTGATTCCTGAGTTGGCTACGCCACAGGGTGATGCGGTTCGGAAACAAATCCGTGACTATGCGAAGTCTGTTGGGTGGTCTGACCAAGAACTCAGTCAACTATATGACTCTCGTGCTGTGGTGACTTTGTATAACGGGATGAAGTATCAGCAACTTCAAAAGAGCAAGCCAGAGGTAAACAAGAAACTTCAAGCTGCTCCTAAGATGATGCGATCAGGAACTTCTGCCCCTCCTACTAAGTCATCAGGTGATAAACAGGCAATGCAAAGGTTGCGTGAGACAGGAAAAGTCTCAGACGCAGCAAAAGCATTTGAACGATTCTTTTAAATTTTGGAGTATTAAATTATGGCTACCTATCAAACATATACCGCAATCGGTATGCGTGAAGACCTCTCGGATGTTATCTACTCGATTTCACCAACAGATACCCCGTTCATGTCTTCCATTGGCAAGACAAAGGCTACTGCTGTTCTGCACGAGTGGCAGACTGACAGCTTGGCTGCTGCTACTTTGGACAACTTCACAGTCGAGGGTGCAACAGCATCTGACGCTACCATGTCTCCAACAACTCGTGTTGGTAATCGCACTCAGATCGCACAAAAGACTGTCAAAATCTCTGGCACTTTGCAGAGCGTTGACAAAGCAGGCCGCAAGTCCGAGAAAGCCTACCAACTGGCTAAAGCAAGTTCGGAAATTAAGCGGGACATGGAAACTACCTTGTTGAGCAATCAAACTGCTGCCAACGGCAATAGTTCTACTGCTCGTAAATTGGGTGGTCTGCAAGCATGGTTGAACTCTAACTTCTCTGGTGGCACTTCTGGTGTTGCTGGTGACTTGGGTACTACTGCTCGCACCAATGGTACAAATCGTACCTTTGAAGAATCTTTGTTGAAGTCTGTTGTTCGTAGTGTTTACGCTTCTGGTGGCAATCCTAAAGTGTTGATGGTCAACCCTGCACACAAGCAAGTAGTTTCTGCTTTTGCTGGTATCGCTGCTCAACGCTTCATGGCCCCATCAAATGCTCCTACCACTATCATCGGGGCTGCGGATGTTTATTTGAGCGACTTCGGAACAATTTCTGTCGTTCCCAACCGCTTTATGACTTCTACCAACACTTGCGATGAAGTTGCATATGTGCTTGACCCTGACATGGCTGCTGTTGCTTACTTGCGCCCATTCCAGACCAACGAGTTGGCTGTAACTGGTGACAATGAGTCCACACAATTGCTGTGCGAGTACACCTTGGAAGTTCGTAACCAAGCTGCACACGGCATCATTGCTGACCTCACACCTTAATCTAAGGTAACTCCGAAAAATGCCTCAGACTTAAACCTCTGGGGCATTTTCTTTTCTACACAAACTGATAGAATTAAGGTATGGAAAACATTAGACAAACTGCTGTTCATGCTGATGGCGAAGGTGGCATCATTATTCAAACTCGCCAAGATGTTTCAGACATTGTTGAGCAGAATAAAAAGGAATTTAACTCCTTTGATGAGCGAGCAAGATGGTCTGATGAACTGTTTGGCAATAAGGTCGCATCCATCCCAATGACTGTGATTGATGATCTAAACAAACAAGGCATCATGCGTGGCTTTGCTGTTCTTGATGACAAGCGTTTTGCTCTTTGGTTGAATGACCCAATGAATCGTGCATGGCGCACTAGGACAGGAGTAGTATGAGTTTTGCAACTTACTCTGATTTAAAGACCTCGATTGCAGGTTACTTAGCTAGGTCTGATCTGACTAACCAGATTCCAGATTTCATTACATTTGCTGAGAATCGTCTGCGTAGAGAACTGCGTATTCGTCAGATGCTCAAATCTGTAACAACGCCTACAGTATCTGGTGATGGTACTGTTGAGTTACCTGCTGACTTTATCGAGATTCGTGATTTTGTCGCATTGACAAACCCAATTCAGCCATTGAGTTACTCTAGCCCATCTGCTTTGTCTAATGACCCAAGAGCATCAGAAGTTGGTGTTCCTAAGTCTTACACAATCTTGGCTAATGAGTTCTTGCTGTCGCCTCCTCCTGATGGCATCTACACATTGAGATTGCTGTACTACGCAGCACCTCCATATCTGTCTAGTTCAAACGCATCTAATGTGTTTTTGAATGTTGCGCCTGATGCGCTACTGTACGCTGCATTGATTGAGGCAGAACCTTATTTGATGAACGATGGTCGAATCAATACATGGGGAACTATGTATGATCGTGCGATTACCACTCTTACCAAGTCTGACGAAGAAGGTCAGTACTCTGGTGTCCCATTAGCAATGAAACTTACTGCAAGGTGAAACTATGGCTGAAATGTCTAACTACTTAGAAAATGCTCTTATCAACGTAACGCTGAGAGCAACTAGCTACACAGCACCTACGACTGTTTATGTGGCTCTTTACACAACTGACCCAACTGATGCTGATACTGGAACAGAGTGTTCTGGTACTAGCTATGCTCGTCAGTCTGTGACGTTTGGTGCGCCTAGCAATGGTGCGACTACCAACTCTGCGGCTGTTGAGTTTCCTCAAGCTGGTGGCGCATGGGGTACGATTACACACATTGGTATTCGTGATGCCTCTACCGCTGGCAACTTGCTGTATCACACAGCACTTGACGCTTCTAAGACGATTGCTACTGGTGATGTGTTTCGCATTGCCTCTGGTTCATTGAGCGTTACTTTAGCGTGAGATGGCTGATTTACTGCCTCCGTGGACAATTGACTCGCTAGACAATTTAAAGTCTAGCATTGATGATTTAACACTCACACTCGATAGTTCACTCTACACCACCTCAGTTACCCTATGGGATGCCTATGGGTCTGTGAGTGCTTCTGCGACTGTTACGGCTGATGCTGTAAGGGTTCAGTTAGGTGTAGCTGCAGTAGATGGAACGGCAACAGTAACTGCTGATGCTGTCAGGATTCAATACGCTAGTGCAAGCATTACAGGTTCAGCTAGTGCTTCTTGTGATGCAATCAGGGTTCAGTTTGGCTCTGGTGCTATTGACGCTAATGCAACAGTTACTGCTGATGCAATCAGGGTTCAGTTTGCCTCTGGAAGTATCACAGGTAACGCTGATGTAACAGCAATTGGAACTCGTGTTCAGTTTGGCAATGCTGCTATAACTGGTACTGCCGATGTAACTGCTTTAGGTGGAATTGTTGCCAATGGCGTAGCTTCTATCACGGCTGATGCGACTGTTACTGCTGATGCGATTAGAGTGCGTGATGCTGTAGCGGTTATTACTGGTAATGCAACATTTACTGCTAATGGTGGAATCGTTGCTGATGCTCACGCTAGTGTTGACGTAACGGCAAACTTTACCGCTAATGCTTCTGCGATATATGCAGGAGTAGCGTCTGTAACTGGTACAACTACGATCACAGCAAAAGGTGTAATCCTTGGTGAGAATTGGACACCAGTACCAGAGGATGACAATACTTGGACACCTGTTTCTACAGATTCAAATACATGGACAGTAGTTTCTAGCGACTCAAACACATGGACACCTGTGTCTGCTAATGACAACACATGGACAATTCAGGCTCAAGGAAGTAACACATGGCAACGACAAAATTAACATTTGGTGAATGGATGCCTGACCAGCCTAGCATTACTGGTGCTTTGGTGGATGCAAAGAACGTAGTCTCTCAGGCTATTGGGTATGGCCCACTACCAACTGCGGCTACATTCTCCCAACAGGCTTCAGAAGACCTTACTACATTGGTAGCAGGTAAAACACCAGCAAACGACACTAAGCTATTTGCTGCTGGAACTACAAAGATTTTCAGCATAAGTGGTGTTGGTGCAGTAACCAATGTTTCTAAAACTGGTGGGTATAGTCCTAACGCTTATGGCGACAGATTTAGATTCACTCAGTTTGGCAATGCCATCATTGGGACTAACTTTAGTGACCCAATGCAGGTGTTTACCTTGGGTACTTCTACAGCGTTTGCAGACTTAGCGGCTAATGCTCCTATTTGTCGCTACATAACTGTAGTGCGTGATTTTGTGGTGACTGCGTTTATTAACGCTTCATCTGTTCTTTATCCATCTAGAGTTCAATGGTCTGGTATCAACGATGAGACTGAATGGGATGCAGATCAGGTAACTCAATCTGATTACCAAGACATTCCTGATGGTGGTCAGATCATGGGAATTCGTGGTGGTGAGGTGGGGATTATTCTCTTGGAAAAGGGAATAACTCGAATGAGTTATATCGGGACTCCCTTTATTTTCCAGTTCGACAATATCTCTCGTGGTAAGGGATGTATCGCTTCAGGCTCAATTGCACAAGTTCAAGGCATAACTTTCTTCTTGTCAGACGATGGTTTTTACTCGTGCGATGGACAGAGTGTTATGGGAATTGGTACAGAGAAAGTAGATCGTTGGTTCTTTGCTAACGCTGATGAGAGCCAGTTCAACCTAATGTCTGCGGCTGTAGACCCTGTTCGCAAGTTGATTATTTGGAACTTCAGAACTACTTTTGGTAATCGTCAACTTATCATTTATAACTTCAACACTAAGAAGTGGACTTATGGTGATGCTGGTACTGATTACATCTCTGATGCTTCTACTTCTGCTGTAACCCTAGAAAACCTAGATTCGATCTCAGCAAGCATTGATGCTTTGACTGTTAGCTTGGACTCTATCCTTTACATGGGTGGAAAGTACTTCCTTGGAGGTACGAATGGCAGATATGTTGTTACTTACAATGGTGCTAACGCTACAGGAAACATCGTAACTGGTGATCTAAATGCAGGTGGTAGATCAGTAGTAACCCTAGCTAGACCATTAATTGATGGAGGCTCTGCTAATGTGGCTGTGGCTTCTAGGACACTTCTAAGTGAGCAACCTAGCTTTGGAACTGCTATAGCGGCTGATTCTGATAATAGGGTATCTCTCAGGTCTAATGGTAACTTCCATCAATTCCAAGTAACTCCTACTGGTCAATGGAAAAATGCTGTTGCATTGGATGTAGATTTCCAAGGTCAGGGAGTTAGATAATGTTTAGAACGCTTCCTCCTTTTGGTGGAGATCAGCGACAGACTGCTGAGATTATCCGTGGAATCATGGATGGCAAAACCAACAATACTGGAACGCTAACCTTGGCTACGGGTGGTGCTACGACTACCACTCTAAACGACAGAAGGATTGGTGGGGATAGCGTTATTTTGTTTGTCCCTGACTCGGCTGCTGCCTTTGCTGATTCTATTCCTTATGGGGCTTTTCAGGACTCTACAGACCAGACTGCTGCTAGTACGACTGTTGCTTACCCTATTACCTTTAATACAACTGACTTCTCTAATGGAGTTACGTTATCAAATAGTTCAAGGTTAAACGTAAAAAACGCAGGACTCTACAATTTACAGTTTTCCATTCAGTTTAAAAACACCACAAACGATGGTCAAGATGTGGATGTTTGGTTTCGCAAGAATGGAACAAATATCGCAAATTCAAACAGTAGATTTCATCCTCCTGCAAGGAAAAGTTCTGGTGACCCAAGCCATATGATTGCTGCATTGAATTTCTTTGTTGACATGGCTGCTAATGATTACGTTGAGATTATGTGGAGAACTGAAAATACTGGTGTAAGTATTGAGCATTTTGGGACAAGCACAAGCCCAACAAGACCTGCTGTGCCATCAGTTATAGCTACTATGAATTTAGTAGGTGGCTCTGGAAGTGCTACTTTTAATGGTGTTTACGCTAGTAGCCAAGGACAGGGAACAGCTACGATCACGCATTTTGCAAATTCAACTGCCGATAAGAAATACAAATATGTTGTTATTGGATAATTTAGGTATAATTGTGCGTAAGGATGACGCATCTCGCAGTCCAGAACTCTATGGAGAGAATGATGCGTAGACCTTTTTTTGAAGAAGATCAAATATATCAAAACTACGAAGATATTGGTGTTCCCCAAAGGGATAGGTTCATCCCTCAAATGGAAATGGAAGGAATGTCTGGAGGCTTCCCTAGCTTCCTTGGTGGCAATGCGCCTGTAGCACCTCCTGTCTACACGCCTCCACCAGAGCCTGTTTATCAAGAGCCAGTACAGCAATTTGATTTTGCAAGTCAGTATTTAAGAGACAATCCTATACAAGCTCCAAGTTTGAATGACCCTAACATTCAAGCAATGATGGCAAACAATCCATTTGCCAATATGCAAGCAACACAAGGTTTGGGAAGTGCTGCTGGTATGCAACCAAACGCAAATTCTAACAATCCAATGCAAGCAATGTTGTTGTCTGGAGGCTACACTCAAGGGCCATCAAACAATGGTGTTTTTAACCCTACAGAGGGTGCTAATTTAAATATATCTGCACCTCCTCCTATGTTTCAACAAGAGATGCCAATGGTCGCATCTAGAGACAAGTTTATTCCTCAAATGGAGATGGAGGGTGGTTCAGGGTTTTCTAACTTCCTTGGTGGCAATGTAGCACCTCCTGAGCCTGTTTATACTCCGCCACCTCCAGAGCCTGTTTATACGCCTCCTCCTGTGGCTGCGCCTGTGTTTACACCTCCTCCTGTTTACACACCGCCTCCCCCAGAGCCTGTTTACACACCGCCTCCTGCGCCTGTGTTTACACCTCCGCCTCCGCCTCCGCCCCCTCCTCCACCAGAGCCAACACCACCACCACCTCCTCCTGTGGTGACACCTGAACCTGCGCCAACACCGCCTCCTGCGCCTGTGGCTGTAGCCCCTCAACCAGAGCCTCAAGCTGCACCTCAACCAGAGCCTGTTCAAGCTGCTCCTGTAGCACCTACACCTGTAGAACCTGCACCTGTAGCTCCAGAACCTGCACCTGTAGCTGCTCCTGCACCTACACCTGCTCCTCAACCTACTCCTGCACCTGTAGCTTCAACTCCTACACCTGCACCAACACCTGCACCAACACCTACTACGACTGCGAGTCCTACTATGGCAACAGCACCTACCTCAAATATTGACCCAACAATTCAGCCTTACCTGTCTTATGGTTTGCAAGAAGCCCAAAAGCTATACCAAGGTGGTGGGCCTCAGTACTATGGTGGTCAGACTTATGTAAGCCCATCACAGCAAACGCAAACTGGATTACAGGCTTTAGAGCAACGTGCATCTCAGGGTAGCCC